TTAAATCGAACACCCTCATGGTGTTTGATCATTTCAATTGTCTTGGCGCTGACGTTCATTTGCCAAACGCCCGGCCACCAAAGTGAAACGCAATGATGCTGGCAAAGAGCGCCTGGGTGTCAGAGTCCCATAGCATTTCGGCCAACTCCACAAATGTAGCACCACTGTGCCAGCCGTAGGCAAACAGGCCGATGTCTACAAACAACAGCAAAAAGAAGAAACCGTAGGTAATGACAGGGCGAACGCTGGCGCGTAGGTTCTTCATCCACTGGCTTGTGCCTTCATTCAGGCTTGTGTCGTGGGTGTAGATGGCCTGCATTTCGGCCTGTTGCGCGCCAATTAGGATTTGCTGGGTGTTGGCTGCGCTTTCGGTTGCCAACTGTTCTGACCGAATATGCTCAATGCGCTCTTGCGCCTCAAAGCCAGCCTTGCGCAATTCCAACTCGCGGGTAATTTGCATCTGCGCCAGCGCCAACTCATGGACTTTATCGGCGCGGTCTTGAAAGAAGTCCAGCAGCTTGGGCAAGCCGCCCATCAGAAAAGAAATCAGGGTTGATAGTAATGTCAGCATTTAGAGTCCTTTTTATCGTCATTCTGCATGAGTTTGATACCAGACAGGAACCCAATCATGCCGCCTATAAGAGTAGAAAAAGCGGGTGAAATCATTTTGAAAATCTCGGCGTTGTCCACCTCTTTGGCCCACAGCCCCAACATAAAGCTGATTACCATGGCCAATACAGAGATACATAGGGTTGTGCTTACCATGAGTGTGACGTACAACGTCAGCTTGTCCCTTGTGTCCGGTGTGGGCTTCGAGGGAGTTTTGGGTATCGGTTTCTTGGTCATACAAGGGCATCAATTTTTCGTTTCAAATTGGTAATGTCAATGTTTATCGTGATCTGTCGCATTCTGTATTCGTAAATCTCATACTCATACTGGTGGAACTTTTTGACTTGTTGATCCACTTGCACTTGAACCGCACGTTCAGCGTTTAACTTGTCTACCCGTTTGGCAAAAACTTCTGCCTGCAAATTGACTTGCGGCAGCACCACCGGATACCATTTGTCGTAACTGATCTTCACTTCTTTTCCCGATCAAGCGCATCTTTGTATCCATGAATAACTTTAGTTCTGAGTTCTGCCGAGTCTGCCGCGCCAGCCCACTCTGACAAGTTGTTCCACATCACCACATAATCTTGGGATCGACAATGCTGCGCATTGTTTGTTAGCCACATAGACATCTGCTGATGGCGCTCGGACGGGTTGTGGATTGTGTAAGCAATTGACCAAAACTCGCGCACATAACAGCCATTCTTGGCTACGGCTCCAACTAGCCCCAACAGCAGTAACAGAATGAGCCAACGCATTTACCACGCCCAACTCCATGCAATTATGTAAGTGCCAAAGATGACGAAGGCAACTAAAAGAACCGCCGCAATAAATGCTTCGGCCCAATCTTTCATTTGTCGACCTTGTTGTCCAGTTTGTCAAAAATCTTGCCAAGCATTTCTTTGACTTCGCGCATGTCAGCCCGGTAGTCATCCCGCGTGACGTAGTTCAAAGGCATCGCCCGAACGTCGGTGTCTAGGCGCTCAAGCGATCGGTAAATGTTGTTTAACACCCAGCCACCTAGAAAGCCTGCCAAACTAACCGCAATGTTAAAAAGAACTTGCGTGTCCATTATCGGGCCAATGCGTTTTGGTTTTCAGGTTCTGCGCGGCGTGACATCTCAGCGCCAAGCGCCCGTGTGCCGGCCAATCCTGCGGCAGTACCGACGCCAGGCGTGGCCGCACGGCGCGTCGCTTGCAATTTAATAGCAGCCTCAATTTGATCAGCGGCTATGGCAGGGTTGGTTAATTCACGGGCAATTTCTAGCGCAATCTTATCGTCCATACGAAGCGCTAGGCGCTTAACGACATTGTTAAACACCGTAATTGGTACTGACAAAAAGTTTGGTAAAGGCAAGCCAGCTTCTCTACCAGTTTTTGTGGCCAAACTTTTAATGTCAGTGCCTGCGTCTGCGCCAGCTTTTACCAAGCGCTGATATTCACCTTCACGCAACAAATCTTGCCGCACAACGTTTACATGGCTTAATTGTTCGGGCGTAAAACTTCTGGTCAATTCACCAATTCTTTTTTCTACCGCAAGCGCGTTAGTGCCTGCTGGTAAGGCTGGCGCCAACCTATTACCACTAGCTTTTGCAAGTTCGTCAATTTTTGCTAATCGAATAGCGTCTTTTGCAACAACACCAACGCGTTGGCTAATGTTCATACCCGCGTCATCAAGAATCTTAAGCGGCTCTGCGTACTTTTTCATAAACGTAGCATGCGCTTCAGGTGTTACAAAACCAGTAGCGTCCGTTACTTCACGGCGGTACAAGTCTTCAATGCCGGTCCTTGCAATTTTCATTGCGTCTGGGTTTTTGTCAAACAAACGCAAGAAGTCCTTAGCTTCACTTTCACCCTTGGGCTGAAAGTATCTGCTAACAACATCTTCTGGTTTGATTTTGGTTTCTTGCAAATTTGTTTGCTTAAACAAGTTTGCATTGATGCCTTCTTTAAAGCGAGGCGCGTATTGTGTGCGATAAGTGTCCAACGCGCCTTTGTACAGCGTTTTGGCTTCATCAGGTAAAGCAGTGCTTGACTTAACGGCGTCGTCAATTGCAGCATGTAACTGCTTTAAATTGCGCAGGGTTGTAGCCGCCATAGGCGCGTTGCTTGATGAAGCTGCCGCAATATCTGCATTGATGGCTTTGCGAACATCATCAAGTTGCAACAGCGTTGCTTCCGGTGTTGCGGGAGGAGGCGTGGGCGCCCTTGCAGTTTTAAAACCTGCTTTACCAACAGTCACTGCTTCTGCTTCAGGCACAGAAGGTATAAACCCACGCAGTTTGCGTACAGTATCTGGCGCAGTTTCAGTAGCAAAACTTGACAACTTACGATCAAGAATACGTTCTGCTTCGTTGACAACTTTTGATACGTCAATCTTTGCGTCGCCAGCAGCTTCAAACGCGGCGTCGTAAGCAGGCTGCACTACTTTTGTTTTAACAGCTTTTTGTTCAGCCTTGGCCGCGTCAATCAACGTGCTACCAACCTCGCCCGGCGTTACATTAACTAAGCCGCGATCAATTTTTGCTTGAAGACGTTGCTTAGATGCGTCAAATTTGGCCGCCGCGCGCGCTTCTTGATTTTGACGGGCAACAATGTTTTGCGCTTCTTTAGTTGCGTAAATATCTGCCGCGCCTGGCACTTGACGGGCGCGCGCTTGCAATACCGACAGTCCTACACTACCAACAGGGGCGGCGACTTCGCCGGCTGTTGGCGATGTGCCTGGAACGATTTGTGTACGGCCACGCAAAGCATTAACAATTTCTTCACCCTTATCGCCAACAGCTTTAATGTATTGGTCAAGTTTGATGTTTTTAAGTTTGTTTGCGTATTCAGCACCTTTGGCAATAACAGGGCTTACAACACCGCGCCCAAAGGCTTCCATTGTTGCGCCTTCAAGCACATTTTGCGCTTGCCGTGTGGCGGCTTGTGGAAGTGTCTCTTTACCACTTTCGCCAGCCGCAAAACGCAATAGTTCTTTAGCGCCAGCATAACCAGCGCCTGCACCAACTACTGTGCCAAGTGGCCCTGCGCCAGTTCCTACTATCGCACCGCCAGCACTACCTAGCGCTTCAACAGCAGGCGCAATAAACTCTACTTGTTCTTTACGCGGCTTGGCCGCAAGCGCAGCGCCCATCTCAAACGGCGCAGACAGCATGTCAAACATGCCTGCTTTGCCGCGCGGTGCAGCAGGGGCGGGCGCGGGCGCGGCGCCAAAAGTTTGCGCGGCAAAAGATTCTATTTGCGCCGGCGTTGCGTCGTCCGGTCCTTCAAAGACGTGAACCACACCATCTGGACCTTGAACACGGTATTTGGTAGCCATTATCCACCTTCTTTTCCGAGATATTTAAACCCGCCAGTACCGCCGCCAGAATCTTTTTTACCGCGTGGAGCGGGTAAATCGCGGAACTGAGGGAAGCGCTCAAAGTCTTCAGACCGCGTCTTTTCGTATGTGTCTCGAACGCGGGCGATAGCACCACGCGCTTGTTGTTCAACCAAGTCAATCTGTTCGAGCAAAGGCCCTTTACCTTTAACTTCATCTAGCGCTGCAATTTGATCAGACAAGATTTTCCATTCTTGGTTGGCAATAGATCCAATGGCGCCTGACATAGCCGCAGTTGCCTTACCTAGCGCAGTTACTTTACCGCGTAAGTTAGCAAGGCGTGTCTCAGCTTGGGCCGCTTTGCCTTCAGAGAATGATGGCAGATATTTACCCGTAAAGCCCGTAGCGGCTGACAAGCCAGGCGCGGTTTTGACGCTCTCAATTGAGTCAAGCAAATCGTCCATTTGCGCCAGCGCAGTTGATGCGGCTTTGTAATCTTTGCCAACATCAGTGCGCAATTTGATTTCTTGTCCTTCGGTCAAAGGTTTTAAAGCAGGCGCATTAGATGCGGGTTGCATTCTGTTGCGCAACGCCTCTTCACGGCTGACAAATATGGCCTGCTTTGTTACTGGGTCAATAACCGCAACTGGCGGTTGCTCGGCGCGGGGTTGTGCCGGTGGCCGACTCTGCCGTGCAATATCAATTTTTTGCGCTTGCACGTTGGCAGGCAATGGAACGTCGGAAAAGTTGCCAAGTGTTGTAGGCGCGCCGCCAAACGCGGGGGTTGATATTACATCAGTTTGTCCAGACCGGTTAACTTGTGAAATTACCGGTTTTAATTCGCTTGCTTTTGCGCCTTGGCTAGCCATAAACGCTTTTCGTTCGTTAACAGGCATAGCCAAAATTCGATCAGCACCCGCAATCATTTGCGTTTTTTCGGCTTGGGTAAACAAAGGGTTAGCTATCAAGTCTTCTTTGTACGCCGTAATGTTGGCGTCAGAAGGATTCTGACTTGTGTCGCGTTGTGCTTGGGCAACAAACTCTTGTTTAGCTTTTTGTACTTCAAACGCGGTTTTCTTTTGCGTCAAAGCTGCTGTGTCTTGCTCGGTCAAAGCCTTGGCATACGTCGCGCCAGTCTTACCAAATCGCAACAGATTTGTTCGCGTGTCTGGTGAACTAAGGTCTGCCGCAGGCATTTCTCTGCCACCACTTAGGTAGTTACGCAAACCTTCTTCTTCAGTACGCGCGCGCTCATACTCTTGCATTTTTAACGCGTCCAACTCGTTTTGTTGGCCAAGCTGTTTGATTTTCATCGCGCTCATCAACGTATTGATGGGCTGCTGAATCTCATAGTTAATTGGCGCAAACCTAGACTGAAGGGGGATACTTGTATCAAGTGGCATGATTCATTAACCTTTCATGAGGTATTTGTTCAACAACTGATTTTGGTTGTAAGCATTGTAGCCACTGATACCCGCACCAATCATTGTATTGACACCTTGTGTTATAGCATTGGCTGAACCAATTCTTCCTGCGGCCGAAGCGTTTGCTGCGCTGGTAATTGCGTTAATCGTGTTAGAACCTTGAGTGCCATAGATATTGGATAAGTTGCTGCCAAACCCACCATAAGCACTTTGACGCGCCGCAGTAGAGCCAGCGTATGTGTTGGACATACCCGCGCCGTAATTGCCAAGGGCAGCAGATGCGCCTGCGCCAGTTCGTGCGGCAATATCACTAGCAGTTGCGCCGTAGTTGCCATACGCAGCGGCTTGACCCGCGCCGTAGCCTTGCAATGCTTGCGAGGAAGCAGCCGATAAACTGCCCGCCGCCGCAGCTTGCCCCGCCGCTGAAGCCTGACCGCTGGCGGTTAAAGCCTGCAAAGGAGCCAACATGTTTGCTCTTTCGGTAGTAAAGCGGTTAAACGCATTGCCATATTCTTGGGCTTGGAATGCTTTGTTGGCTTGAAAACGGTTAAACGCATTCTGGTATTCCTGAGAACCCATTTCTTGACCATACCGAGCAGCGGCTTTAAGGGCAGCGCCAGATTGCAGTCCACCTTTGGCCGCAGTTGAGCGTTCAATGGCTTTTTGACCTTCAGCCAAGCGAAACGCATAGCCTGGGTCTTCTTCCATTTCTTTAGCATTAAATTGCTGAAACAACGTGTTGGGATCAAACCCTTCAACTTTAAATGCGGTGGCCGCTGAACCATAGCCTGGGGCTTTTGTGTTACCACTCAAGCCCAAAAGATCCATCATCTTGGCTTGACCAACTTCACCCGCTTGTTTGAACGAACTAAGATTTTCAACTTGCTTGTTGAACAACTCGCGTTGCAAATCTAACTGAGCATCAAGGGCTGCTTTTTGAGCCGCAATTTGCTGACTTAACGCAGCAGCAGCAGCGGCTTGCCCCGCAGCGGCGGCGTCAGCTTGAGCCTTAAGAGTTTTTTCAAGGGTTGTTTGTTGAAGCGTAATTTGCTTATCAACATTCTCCTTGTCAGCAGCAAGTTGTAACGCCAGCGCTTCTTTTTGAGCAGCAATTTGCTTATCGGCAATTTCTAATGATACGTCGCCTGATTTTTCAGCCGCCGCAACTTGAGTGTCTGCTGCTGCTGTCGCAGCACTTGACGCTTTGTTAGCTGAATATATTGAGCCAACGACTACTGCACCCGCTACCCATCCACTCATAATATTTCTCCTTGCATTACAAAGCCAAAATTAACTCTCATCGACGCTCGATAGTCAACTAATAATTCATCGCCTGCGCTGATTTTACGCGAAGCAACGGCAAATATGTTATCCCCAACCAACTTTGGCTGAATATTACTGTTTGAGGAGTGATTGATAAATCTTCCACCGGGAGTACGTTTCCCGTCAAGCCTACCTGGACAAACAGTTTCACCCGCCTCAAAGTCTTTTGTTGCAAACAGACCGCGACCATGAATGCTAGAAGGTTTAAGCTCCACAAAGAACCCTTCAGGCATGTCAATCAAGTCTGACTCAATTTGCGCTATCTTGGCTACGTCGGCATCTGTTATTCCTAACTGGTGCAAAAATAACCCATAGTCAACCCGTGCTTTTTGTTCTTCACTTCTGCTATCGGCTAGCCCGCATTCAGGGACAACGTACAGTCGGTCTTCAAGAACCGCAAGGTCGGTGCAATCGTCAGGGTTGTCGTAAACGTCCACCCATACTACTTCTTCATCAAAAACGCGCCCTGCGCGTTGCATTCCTGCGCTGGCTTCAAATTCAAGTGGCGCGGTGAGAACCTTAACGCCATCATCCGTATTTACGGCAATTGTGCCCTTTTCTAACCGCACACGATAAGGGGTTTTGTGTTCAGCGCCCGTCAATACAACCCATGCAGGGATTGTAATTGCGCGCTCATATACACCGGGCAGGAAAGTGTGCGTTGTGACTATGTCAGCCTGCGGCATTTTTAGCAGTTCGTTTTGGAGCGCCCTAACCTTTTGAGCCATAGGCAACGCAAAATCAAACCCTTTGCCATAAGTTACTGTGATCATGATGCCATCACCACCCAGTTTGTGCCGTCAGATACGATCGTAGCCCATGCGCCTACGCTGGCAGCAAGGATTGCTGTACCTGGCGTGGCGCTGCCAATAGGTGCAACATTGCTAGACGCTGAAACTAGCGCCTGCGCTTGCAAGTTTTTAAATGTTATTGCATGGCCAGGAACCGCTGACGCAGCAGGCAGCGTAACTGTGCAAGTTGAGCCTGCCTTGTTGTTGATGACCCATTTTTCATTACTGGCAAGCGTAAAGTCAGCAACCTTGGTTGCAATAGTCGTTGCGGCTATACCTGTACCACCGTTTGCAGTTGACAGCACACCACTGACCCGCGTAGCCATATCCAGATTACCCGAGGTTTGATTGTTGATGTCAACACCGGACAAACTGCCTTCTAAGCTCAAATTACCAGCGGTGGTTACGCTTCCTACTAAAACAATACCGTTAACATTCCCCGTACCGCCAACTTCAGTAACAGTACCCGCACCTAGGTTTGCACGGGCTTGGGCCGCGTTATCTGCGCCAGTTCCACCGTTGGCTATTTGATTGACACCCTGCGTTGACCCACCTGATACAACGTATATGTTGTTAAAAAAACGAAACCATTCCCGCGAGATTAAATTCGTGTTTGGTTCAATCAAAGCTACCCGCGCAGAAGGTATCTTGGTGACGTTTGGTGTAGTGTTAGGCATTGGTTGCGCTCACATTGAGTTCAGCACCCATAATTGCTATCTTTACGGGGTCAGTAGCTGACACCTCATAAACACGATCACGCAGTTTAAGAGTCATGCCCAATCGCCGCCAAATAACACGAGTGCCGTATGTACCCGTTTTACCCATTGAGCGCCAATGCTCATTGCTCCAAGTGTGGCCGCCATCATCTGACCAGCGCAGCATAACTTGCGGATCAATGGCAAAAGCCTCAATTGACGATACTTGAATAAGAATAGCGCCACCAACAACACTAGGTGCGCCGTCAATATACATAAGACTACCGTCTTCCTGCACAATGACATCGCCGCTTTCGGTTATCAGAGACACAGTGCCCGCAACTTCCCAAACTAACACATCACCACTTTCGGTCAACAATGTGTCGTCTAGGCTTGATACATCAATAATCACAGGGGTTGTCGTCACACTGGTATTGATTGCGCCTGTCTCTGCATCAAGCTGAAGCGAATGCTGGGCGGTACGCTTTAGGTTATTTGTGCCAACCGGCAACGCTCTCCACGACCGAAGCCATTTTTGAGGTTGACCATCGTCCGAAAACACTTCTAAATCAAAAGCGTAAATGTTGCCAAGTTCATGGTCGCCCACAACAATTTCGCCGTTAAACGCCATTTGACAGTTTGAACGGTGACGGGTGAACGAGCCGTTGATAAACGCAGCACGTTCGTGCCAAAGCGCAGTAGCAACGTCAAACACCCAAGTGGTATTGGCTGAAGGGAAAATCAGCACATAAAACGAATGACCGTCTTGCTGGTATGTGTAAGCAAGGGCATCTGAAAGATTTCCGTATTCTTGGATTTGCCACTCTACAGCATGAGTAGATATTCGTTCGGCGGCGTAACCGTTGGCGCGGTAAACAATACCTTTGCCTCGCGCATCAGCGCCCAACCAAAAAAGGCCATTGTCTAGCTTGGCAACCGAAAAGGCCGCAATACAACCCACCTCATTAAACGCGCCTTGAACGGGAACCAATGGAAATGGTGATGTGCCAGCATCGTACCAAACCTCAACTGAATTGGTTCCAAATAGCCATATCTCACGGTGGTCAACAATAAGCGACACCAAGCCATCAGGAGAGCCTTCAGCGCTTGCAAAATCTAACGGGTCTATGGATGTACCATCAAGCAGGGTTGTAATCCATATCCGCTGGCTATTTGGTTCATTGAACACAAAGTAGCCGTTGATATAACCTACCGTGACCGCACCAGGAAAGTCAGGGTCAGTGATCTGTTTAAATTCAAGCGTCAGGCTGTTGTAAATAAAACTGGGGCCATTGCAAGCAATGAATAGCTGTGTGCCATTGTCGGACATGCTAACTGGGCCAGATGATCCTGAGACAGTGCCGATTGGAAACACATTCCAAATACTGTCAACTCTGTACAGCACTTCACCAGACACAACATACCCGTACCCGCCAAACTGCCATAACCCGCGTACAGGGCCGTCACCCATGTTTGCCAATAGACGCAGCCCCGGCGCGCGGTTTAAAAACCCCGGTTCTTTGCCGCCATCGGGCACCGCCTCGGGAAAAAGGTTGACCATTCGAGCGTCAGCAGCGTTAACGCTACGCGCTACATAGGCTGACCCAAGAATAGGCGTCTTCATCAATAGTTACCGGCGTAGACGTTGAAGCGCTGGCGCGTTGCCACAATTGCATAAGGCATCGACATCACATCATCAGGGTTGTTGATGCGTTTCAAATTGCGCTTGCTGGTCATAGCAATACGTTGCACTTGAGGGCTTGGTTCAATGCCGTACTCCGGCGCTATTTCCATTGCCAAGTTGTAAGTAAACGCCCTCAAATAGCCTGGTGGAAACAACATTTGTGTTGCCAACGTAGCGGGCTGATTTATTTTTTCAACCGAAATAAAGTGCCATTCCAAGTCCCGAGTAGGGCGAGGATAGACCGTCATTGTGAAATTTGGGTAAGTGTTATTTACAAAAATAACTTGCGGATACGTCGAGGTAACAGTCTTGACCGCAATGCCGTCATACTGCTGTTGATTGATAAATTTGATGCCAAACGACACGTTTGTGCCAGGATCACGGAAGTAGGTAGCGTCATCAAGCAACACTGGGCGCAAACCCACAAAGTTACCTGACGGGCCAAGTGTGCGGGTAATTTCGCCAGCAGGCCAAGTAAATATTTGATCTTGCGTAGCAAACACCGACAGTCGCTCGGTGTTCCATGAGTCGATCATTTGGTCAAGGGCTGTCAAGCCATCGTTTGACATGTCTGCCGAAGGTGTTTCACCTTCAGCCAGTACACCTAGCAAGCGCAATGCTCGGTTGATTTGTTCGCCAGCGGTGTACGTAGCCATGCTTAGATTCCTTCGGTTGCTGCCTTGCGTGTATATTTGCGCTTAACTTCCAGCACGTTTACAGGAGCCGCTTCTTCAGATTCCGAAAGCGTGTCTGGATTGTAACGTGTCCAGCCATTTTTTTCGTCGTTCTCAGCTTCAAGTTCCATTGTGGCAACTTTGCATCCGTGATCAGGGTGGCTAAGATAAATGTTCATATTAAAAAAAGGGGGTGATTAGCCCCCTTTTGGTTAGGATGCTACTAATGGAACAGAATACCACTGAGTAGTAGAAGACGCTACCAACAATGAACTGGTAAGGTTTGTAATGCTATACGCACCGTTAGTCGCAACCGCATTGATTGCCCCGCCAGTGGCGGGATAAATATTCAACGCGCCAGCAGCGGTGTTTTTAACAATAATTACCATACCAGCTACCGCTGTAGGCAAAATCACGCCTTTGGTGCCATCCGCCGCCGAAACGACATTGATACCCTCGGCTAGTGCAGCAGCATTGCCTTGATTAGCGCCAGCCGCCGCAACAGCAGCAACAGGAAGGCGAATAGCGCCAGTTGAAGTGCCGGTTGAATTGCCGGTTACGGTCGTAGCGGTTATGGTCGTAGCGGTTACCGCTTGCAACGCTGACGCGCCGGTTACGGTTACGCTTTCAAATTCAGGGTCGCTAAAAGCAACGCCTACAGCTTTTGTATTTGGCATGATGTTTCCTTTTAAAACAGGGGCCGAAGCCCCCGTTAGGTTTAGCTAATGCGGTACACAGTCCAAGATTCATCACCAGTTTTACGGGCACGGAAGTGGCCCGAAGTGGCGTTGTCAACTTGCATAGTGCCTACAGCCGTCCAACCCGTGCCAACAGCCACGGTTACATCGTCAGTACCGCCGTCAATGTTGACGACGAAAAAGTCAAATGCGGCATTTACTTTAGAAGCGCTAGAAATATCTGCTTCAAGCAAAGCTACAGTTGGCAAAGTTAAATTGCCAGCCGCGCCGTCGAATACAAACAAACCATTTGCCAGTTGAGCAGCCGTCATTGTTGCGGCAGCAGCTATGGCTGTTGGAGCGCCTTGAACAAACAGTTGTGCTTCACCGATGTTACCGTCGCCGATTTGATAACCACCTGCACCATTAGGGAGAGCCATGATAATTTCCTTTAAAAATGTTACGAAAAACGGGGCCGAAGCCCCATTAGTTTAGCCCCAGATGCGGCAAGCCATTTGTGGACGGATGGTACTGAAACCATACAACACGTCAATACGGCAAGGCATACGGTCGTTGTTGATGTCGTACTGACGAACCACACGCAAGCTGATACCGTTGTGAACGGCACGAGCAGCCATGTCAACGCCTTGTGGCAACAGCAAGTCGGCTGTAGCGAAAGTGATGGCATCTTTGTGGTAAACCAAGTTTTGCGCGTACTGAGAAGAAGCAGCACCCACAAAAGTTACAACACCACCAGTTGCAGGCAATGCGCTCATAGTAGCCAAAGCGTGTGTAGCGGAGTACATAGGAGCAACGGTCACAGTCCAAGTACCAGCCACGGCAGTAGCCGTAGTCAAAGCCACAAATTGGAACAAAGAGCCAGTTGACTCACGGGTCTGTGGGTTAACAGCATTGCAACCGCTGATAGTGAACACGTCACCAGCATTGATTGTTGTTGTTACAGAACCTTGCTCCAACAGAATGGTTGATGAGCCTTCGGAAGTAACGCCGGGGGTCTTGACCAATGTAGAAGCGCTGGCGCTACGTGAGCCAGTGGTGTGCTGCTTGATTGACTGAGACATGTTGACTTCGTCAAAGCCCAACACGCCCACGCCCATCATGCCGTTCTTGAATTGCTTGCTGATAGTGTCTGTTGGGTTGAACAAACCTTTCATGCCTTCAACCAAGCCAGCGTTAGCAGCAGGGTTCACGGTAGCGTAACGTGGGGACATCACAGCGGCGTTCTCGTTCAGCTTCTGTTGGGCTTGCAACAAGACCAAAGAAGTGGCGGGAGTGGTGCCAGGTGTACCAACAGTGTTACCAATGGTTTTGTACGCATTTGCAACGTCAGCATCAATAGAAGATGCCAACTGGCTGATACGAGGCTTAAGCACACGTTCTGCAAAGTCATCCAACTGCATTGTCAATTCAGCGGATGTGAAGTTGACACCAATGTGCTTTTGTGAAGCAACAGTCAAAGTGGTGAACTGTTCGTTGTCGTCCTGAACTTGCAGGGCGGCACCGTCAGTTACCAAAGCGCGATCGGGTAAACGGATACGCAATGTAGAACCGATCTTTGCACCTTCAACAGCAAAGCTGTCGTCGTACTGGCGGTTCACGTTACGGGTGAGCACAAGGTTGTTCTCCAGAATTTCCAAAGCCTTGCGGGTGATCATGTCGATCGTTAAAATACTGTTTGACATTTGAAGTCCTTTAAAAAATTAGCGGTTGCGTTGTGCTTCGTACTTACGAATCTGGCGATTGCGCTCGGCTTCAATCCACTCCGAAGTGCTCATGGTTTTGATTGACCTGGGGTCAGTCGTGTCATGGCTCGGGCTTCCCGAAGACCGCGCAGTTACCGGACTAATAGGCGTCGGCGCAGAAGTTGATTTTTTCACCGGAGGATTGTCAGACAATCTGACTTCAATTTTTCCGATTTCTCTTGCCTGCAAAATAGGGGGCAAACGAGCAATGCGTTCAGCCTCTTTGGGGTTTGAACCTAGCCAATAAGCTAGATCAGGCCCAAGATCAGAATACTGAATTGTTTCAGCCATTACGTCAGTGATTCGCAACTTAGGGTTGTACACAACGTCTTCAAAGTCGTCGTATTTATCCCGAGCCTTTTCTTCACGTTCGCTATAAGCTTCTACAATTTCAGCTTGTTCCTTTTGGCGATCCCGTTGAGCAATCAATTCTTCAGCTTTTCTGAGAGCCAGTGCTTCCGCATAGGCGTCAGTGCTTTCAAAATTGTCAATCGACGGCATTTCCTTGGGAACAACTGGCGCGGTTTGCCGCGCGGCTTGTTCACGTTCCCATTTGCGCTGTTCTCTTGCGAGGCGCTTGCCAATAGCAGCGTCAAGTTCCTCTTGCGAGAATGTCTTGGCAGGCTGGTTATCAGCTACTTCCGGCAAATTTGCTACAACTTCAGGTGTGGCCGTCACATCCTTCGCTGGCGCGGAGTCTACTTCCGCTAGGTTTTGGACTTCTTCAGTCATTTCTTGAATCCTTGGATTCCCCGATGAACCTCATCGGTAAGGTTTAAAGCATTCGAGTAACAACTCTTTGACCAGCCGTCAAGCCAGTTGCAAAAGTAATTGTTGTCGTATTGGTTTCAGTATAGTCGTAATTAAACTCTTTGACGAGGCCATTGACAATAACCATCAAATAACCGCCAAGTCCGTATTCGGGGACAGTAAACACTGTTTGTCCTGAACTAGCAACTATTGCAGTGGTTTGAGCGCTTGGGCTGCTGTTAACCCCAGCCGCAGTCCAAATCAAGTTATCTAGCGAATCTTTGAGCACCAGCGTGTAGCGGGAAGGGCCAAACCATACATTAGCTTCACCGCGTGAGTCCAAAATGACAGGGTTTGCGTTTGCAAAGTTTGCAGTGCTATCGGTATAAGTAGCCAAGGGAACAGTGGTTCCACTGGCATAAGTAAACAGTTTGCCGCCAACCAAAGGAACACCCGCAGCAGTAAAAAACTGCATTTTAGGTGATGGACTAAGAGTAGCAATCATTGTGTTTCCCAAAAATTAAGGATTTAATGAGGGGGGTAAGGGATCATTTTGTTCACCAAATATGTCCGTTACTTCACCGTTCAAATCCCGAAGTGCAAATACACAGTAGTAAACCGTATCAGCTTGCAATGAGGTGATTTTATGCTCATGCTCTTTGCGGATAACGATAAACGTGGGTGCGGTAAATTCTTTTGGTGGGTAGCCTTCAATTTCAACACTTACCCGTCCTGCGGCCAACAAAGTTACATGGTCAAATGTGTGCTTGTGCCCACCATAGGAGTCATTTGCACATTCATGAATATGCTGCTTGACCCAAATGTTACCAAAGTAACCAAGTTGGACTTCTTTCACGGCAATGTCACCACAGGTGTTACTTCTACCCAAGACAAAGTTTCCTCACTCCAATAATACGTTTTACCATCATTGGGCATTGGAATAGGTGCCCCAAAAGCACATGTGTCTTCATTAAAAACCCAAGACACAAAGCGTTTGCTAATCTCATGGGTAAGCCAGCCTTCTTTTACGTCTGCTTGTTTCTTTAATTTTTCAGCTTCAGTAAGTGGACGTTTTTCCCACACATCCATGACAACATCACCCACCATTTGATATGAAGACTCAAGGGTCTCATATGGGCCAAGCAAAGTATGATACGGAGGTTCAACACGAATAAATTTAGCCGCCCACTCAGGTAGATTATTTAAATCTATCTCGGGAAACGCCTGTTTAAAATTATCCGCAAAAATCGGATGTTCAAATGGTTGACCATTTTTGAGTCGGATAAATAGTTCCATTACAAATCACCTGTATTTGTTGAAGGAAACGCCCGCGTAATAGGCGAAGCACCAGACCAAATAATTCGGACAGCGCCGCCGCCGCTTGTGCCGTTTTGAACACCGCCGCCCGTTCTAGACATACCACGAGCACCACCGTACGCGCCGCCGTTGCCGCCAACTACACCACTTCGAACAGTGCCACTCGCACCGCCGCTACCACCACCAGCGCCAACGGTATCAGAGCCACCAGCGCCGTTTGAGCCTTGTCCAAGAATACCTACACCGCCACCGCCAGCGCCCGTTTCAGTATAAGGAGCGCCACCAACATAATAGCTAAAACCACCGCCGCCGCCGCCGCCCACACCGGCAAAACCATTAGTGTTTGTTGGGCCACCATCACCACCTTTACCCGCATCTCCGGCTG